ATAGTTATGAAAGACACAAACCAAAAAGACATAGACGAACTACCCCTGGACTTTCAAAGTCGGGTGGCGCTTATGAGTCGTTCTCTTCTCGTCAAGCACAAGCAAATTTGTTATGACGATGAGGGCAAACTCGAATGCGTTTGCAAATGGGCTAGTCACGTTGATGAATGGAGTAAAGAATGAAATACACAATACAAGTTGCTATCTACCATAAAGCCTTTCAAGGTTACGGCCCTGATGGTGACCCAACAACTGACAACCCTGCCTACACATACATATTGGACGACCTCCCAGAGGAATACCGAGTATTGGCAGAAGACGAACCACACGTAGGCTGCTTCCGAGTCAACAACAATGTTGATGGCACTGGAGGGTGGGAAGGCGGATGGGAATTCCCAGGCGTATTCAACACAAGATCCCTATCAGTGGATGACGTTGTTGAGTTGCGTTTTTATAACGAAGACGACCTTCTTGGGTTTGACCCTGGGCAAGGAGAGTTTTTGTTTGATCACTACCCATTAAAGGCAATCAAGTGGAAGGTTCTACCTCTCGGGTGGAAGACAATCGACAATTTTCCACAAACAGTTGATGTTTAAGCCGTTAACAGGTATACTGTAGGTGGACTTAAATAAGGAAAGACATAATGACTACAATGACAGAAACACCATTAGAAACTAAAACCGCCATACATGCCGCAGTCTCTTCGATTGCGGTGCACTGTGATGGTGCAAGCACTGAAGACGGTGTTGGTTTCAATGGCTCAGATACCAAGTTTGGGAAACGCTGTTCATGGTTAAGCCCTGAACAATGGACTGACGGCATCGCTTGGGAGGCATACAACATGCTCGCCAAGTACAAAGGCCAATTAGAACAATACGGTTACTCGTATGACGTTCTACCAGTTCCCAATCAATCCATTCTGGAAGATGGCCGATACGACGCTCGTGAATTAGCACGAGAAGTAGAAGCCGCACTTTCACGCACAGTCTCAGGCAACCCTGACTTAGAGGTCTTTGTTATTCGTTTTAACTACGATGCTGAGATCGTTTCTAAAGTCCGGCTATTGGCTGGCGCTCAATGGAACGCAGATAAGAAAGTTTGGATAGTCCCAGTAGTGGACTGGAGCCAACCATCTGTTCTGGCGTTCTGCAACAAATACGAATTTCATTTAGATGAAGCGGCCACCGCTCTCATGGAAGGCGTCATAGAAGACAGCACAGTCATCGCAGAAGATGTGCCACGTACAATCACACGTGAAGACACAAACCTTCTTTTTGAATTCGATTACGACGCACATGTCGTGGCGGCACTCAAAGAGGTAACTGGCAGACGCTGGGACTCCAAAAGAAAAGTGTGGGTAGTGCCACAAACTTCGATGGAGCAAGTCATTGCTTTTGCCCAACAGTGGGACTTTGATCTTGACGACTCTCTCGAAGAGAAGGTTGAAGAGATCATCACTGAAGGCAAACGTAGAGAAGACGCCTCGTCTGCTAAAGACGCCGACATTGAAATTGATGGTCTTGGAAGTTCACACCCTGTTACTGGGGTGCCTATTTCCCTGCACGATTTTCAGAAAGCCGGTGTTGCTTATGCTGTTGACACCAAGCGCTGTTTCATCGCTGATGAGATGGGTCTTGGTAAGACAGTTCAGGCACTAGCGTCGATCCAACATCAAGGGGCATACCCTGCTCTTGTTGTTTGCCCAGCGTCACTAAAGACAAACTGGCAACGTGAAGTCCGCATGTGGCTTCCAGGTAAGACTGTTCATATTGTTGACAACAAAGTTGGTGTTAAGAACGCCGACGTAGTTGTTATCAATTACGACATTCTCGACAAACAGAAAGACGCTCTCTCCAAGGTTGGATTTCAATCACTGGTATTTGATGAGAGTCACTACGCTAAGAACAAAGACACGAAACGCACGAAGGCTCTTAAGTCTTTAGCCTCTTCGATCCCTGCTTCTGGCATGGTGCTTGCTCTTACTGGTACTCCAGTTCTTAATCGACCTATAGAGTTGGTTTCTCAATTAGAAATCATTGGGCGCATCGAAGAGTTCGGTGGGTCTTGGAATTTCCGTAAACGTTACTGTGCCGCAAAGCACAACGGTTACGGCTGGGATTTCACGGGCACATCTAATGCTGATGAGTTGAACGATCTACTGAGGCGTGTCTGCTATGTCAGGCGCAACAAGGCAGACGTTCTAACTGAGTTGCCTGCTAAGGGTCGCTACACAGTTGAAGCCGAACTTTCAGGTCAAGCCATGAAACAATATCGCCACGCTGAAGCAGATACTTTGGTTTGGTTAGGTGGCGAAGGCCGTGGAAGTAATTCAGCAGAACATCTTTCTAAGATCACAACTCTTAAAAGGTTGGCAGGTGAAGGCAAAGTTGAGGCGGCGTGCGAATGGATCGACACGTTCCTTGACAGTACTGACCGTAAGTTGGTCGTATTCGCCCACCATATTTCTGTAGTTGATGCAATAGCAGAACGCTACGGAAACCTAAGGGTGGCTGGTAAAGATTCAGCAGAAGCCAGACAGGCCGCTGTTGACACTTTCCAGAATGACCCTGAGCACCGAGTAATCGTGCTGAACATGAAAGCAGGTGGTGTAGGGCTTACCCTTACAGCCGCATCCGATGTGCTCTTTGTTGAGCAAGGTTGGACTCCTGCTGAACATGATCAAGCAGAAGACCGGTGTCACAGAATCGGCCAGGAAGACAATGTATCAGCATGGTACTTGTTGGCCGAAGGAACCATAGACGATGACATCTTTGCTCTCATCGAGAAGAAGAGAGTAATAGTTGATGCCGTTACCGATGGTGAAGACAGCACTGAGACCAGTGTCTTAAATGATCTGGTTAAAACATTAATAGCGAGGGCAGATGGCTGAAGTAGTGGAAGAGTTTAATGACTGGCATTCCAATTATCCTGATGGTTACCCATGGGGTGATTGGCTAGATGGGCAGATATGGAAACTCGGTCAAGACGATTTAAGGCAGTGTGTATCGTTTGACGATCTTGCACGTTACATCCATAAGAAAGCGAAGAGTATGGGCTTAGAAGTCCGCACTAAACGCTGGGACTATGACGTCAAGACCAAACAGTACGGATGCCTTGTTATACAAGCATTCCCCAAGAAGGGGAAGAAGAACAGGAAGGAAAGAACAAATGCCTAGAAGGCGGACACCTAAACAAGATCATCTGATACAGATGGTCGTCGATAAGAAAGATAAAGAGTTGCAAGCACATGCGGCTTACAAAGATGCACAAGATGATTTCTTGGAGGCATTACGTGTAGCACGTGAGCATGGTGAGACTCTTGAGAATCTGGCTGAAGCACTTGAGTGTTCTAAGCAGTGGATTCACAAGTACTCAACATTTGGAAGAGATCACAACGCTCAGAACAAGCAGCCTCAAACCGTATGACCAATATTGCTGTTGATCTTCAAGACACTGCAATCCCAATAGATGATGTCCAGTCCCATCCGAATAATCCTCGGAAGGGCGACATCCAGGGGATAGCAGAAAGTTTGCAGGTCAATGGCCAGTATTCGCCAATCATTGTTGACGCTCGCAACGGAAACATTTTGGCAGGCAACCACACGTGGCGTGCCGCCAAGTCTCTTCACTGGGACAAGATTTCAGTTGTGCACGTTGATGTAAACGATGAGCAAGCCAAGAGAATCCTTTTGGCTGATAACCGCACATCGGATTTAGCGACTTACGACAGGCCAGAACTTATCTCTCTTATAGAAACTCTTAAACCGCAGTTTGATGGTTCGGGTTGGGATTCTCGTTCTTTGGAACGGCTGTACCAACTTGAAGAATCAGACGAAGACATTTTTGGAGGATCAGGATCATCAGATGATGAAACCTCGAATCAAGGTTCAACGACAAAGAAAATACATGTCGGCAAGAATCTTTTATTAGTCAACGGAGAGTACTTCTCTGAATGGCTAGAAGGTATGGGTGAGATTAAAGAAGCGATACAAATAGTTAGGGCAAGATTAGGTTTAACCGACGACCCTGTTCCCAAACCCAGTAAAAAGGGTAAAACGTGGGGGCATGTGTCAGGGGAAACTCCACAACACAGTGGTCTTGAATCATATGTGTGGGTACCGACAGATTCGTTAGAGCCACATCCAGAGAACGCTCGTCAAGGTGATATCGGAGTGATATCAGATTCCTTAAG